TTGAAAAATATCAATCAAGGTGCTGGTGCAGCGGCCTTTATCGGACAAATACTCGCCTATCCGTTTCTGATCGCGCTAAGTTTGCAAATCACATGGCATTTTCAAATCATCGCGCTTTTACTCATGGGCATTTGCTTAGCGGCTGCAATGGTCGTTAAACGTTACCCATTAGTTCTAATCATTGCCGCTATTACCGGTATCATTGGTGCCATCAATCAATGGATCTTGTTACCATTAGTTGCTGTTCAGCTCCTGTTGACATTTTTGTTGCGCACACAAAAAGTTACCAAGCAATGGGCTGGTACCATTGCTTTTGGCCAAGCAATTTTATTCCAAATCTTACTTATTTACGCGGGTTTGCATTTTCTCAGTCAGGATATGTTGCTCGACTTGGCATTACTATATGTGCCAGCACTAATCGGGTTATGGGCCAACCATTTTCCCAAGTGGACAGATATGGTCTTGTTGGCAATCACCGTCGTTATCGGTTACTGGTTACAACGACTCAACTTAATAGCTATCGGCGGTATCATCATCCTTGTCACGCTCATCAACAGCCGTCGACCATTTAAAGTACCCAGCTACCTTTACCAATTTAGCCCAGTCATTGCGACGCTGTTACTCTATCTAGCGCGCATGCACGGCTAATCAACCGTCGCCACAATCAGTGGTGGCGTTTTTATTGTCAGAATCAGCCCCCTCTAATAGCTGTTTAAACTAAGTCGAATCTCATGCGTTGGACGCCCCCGTCCAACTTCAAAAAGGTAAAAGAAAAACACCTGCCGCAGTGGTAGGTGTTTTCGTTATGGAGGATACAGGGCTCGAACCTGTGACCCTCTGCTTGTAAGGCAGACGCTCTCCCAACTGAGCTAATCCTCCATGTGTGGTGTCTATTGCTCTATTTATACTAGCGGAAGCTATTAAAAATTACAAGCTTTTCGTAAAAAATAGTCACTAAAGTCGGTTAACGATTTTGTGATGGTCAGATGTCTTAACCATCCTTTAAATCCCCACTCATGCTACTAATCATATCAGGCACAGTCAAATTTTATTTGATGTTCAAAAAAACCTCAAAACACCGAATTAACAGCGTTTTGAGGCTTCTTATGTAGCTACATCCGAATGCAAGACAACGGAGAGTAAGGGCGAAAACAAACGTATATATAATAGTAGAAAACAACTTTTTGTGCATATTTTGTGCACAAAAATAAGCCTCCCTGAGCAAAGGAGGCAGAACGGCAAGGTCTTACAGGCTGACTAAAATGTTTAGTTGCTTACGTATCTTATTTTACAGCATTATGCCCGTGCTTCAAAGCAACAAAAAAAGCCCCACCCCCGAAGGAGTGAGGCCGATTTCACAAAAACTCTGATTTGTCTAGAACGGCCGCTTGCCGGCGTTGACACACCGCTCCATGTACATGACAAGTTGCGACTGTTTGTCAATCTTGCCATCAACTGGCATGCCCGGCATTAACTAATCGTGCTTAACTTTGTCTTCATCAAGAATAATCTCTTTCAAATTTCCCGAGCTTATTTTGTCGCGGACTTTTTCAAATATTAGATCGTTAATAATCCCGTCCCGTCTAAGATGATCGTCAATAATGGAATATGAAGTATCACAGTCAATTAATGTAACCTTTCTGAAAGGGTTATTTCGCGCTGGCTGAACTATTACAAATTGCCTAATGCGTTTTTGCCTAGGACTATGCGGTCGAAAGGATTCGCATTCCACGACACAACACTTGCCTGTATGATTATGACAAATGTACTTGTGCTTAATGTACGCAAGGTTTGAATCAATGTCTGGAAAAGCGATATGCAGTTCGGAGTACTCTTTTTGATCAATCAATTTCCAACGCTCCATTATCCGAAATATCGACATAAACGGGATTTTCCAAGTCTTCAGCATGGTTCTCCGCAATCTGTTCAAGCAACCCTTCTTGCTCAGGGCTAAGATTGCTACTGTCCTCTTTGCTCAGTATAAATTTCACCAAGCCCTTGGGTATGACCACAGAGTCGTCGATTAGCTTCGTGTCGTAAACCTCATACATCGAATCTAACAGCTCTTTGTCATTACTGTTGATGTCCATTTTATCGAGGCTTACCTGTCGTTCGTCAGAATGGATTCTGTCTTTTTTAGCATACCAAACATTAAATTTATGAGTAAAAGCTGACAACTCAGCGTCGTTCATAATGGATACTAAAAAGCTGGCGTGTTTTGCAAAATCAAGATTGACTAATTCGCGATGTTCAGTAAATGATTTACGCGAAGCATCCTCGAATACAAAGTAGTCGTGTCGATAGTCGCCATACACATTACTAAACACCGGTCCTTTTTCATACCCTCTTAAATGATCAAGCTCTGCCTCTTCCGGATTTTCCATGTAGCTAGACATCTCATAAAAGAAAAGATACTTCTGCAGCTTCAGGTTGTCAGCAAAAGCACCAGGGTTATTTTCAAGTAACCAGCCTGAAATAGCTTGTTGTCTTTGACTAGAAAAAATCACGGCTCTCGCCTCCTTATAGTTGTGCATTTCTCTTTGCAATTTGGGTAGACCGATACATTCAGTATCATCTCATACGCACTCCAAGTCAACAAAATGATTGTCATCATTATTTACTGAACACAAAAAGCCCCACCCGCCTAAGCGAGCAGAGGACTTTTTTGTTACTGGATATATCAGTATTCTTCTCCGTCCCAGCCGCGTAGACCAGGAGGACCGCAAACGGCTGATTTATGCTCCAAGGCCATTGTCACAGACTGAACGGAGGCAACAGCATCTATAAGTTCATCAGTTGAATGCTTGTCTGAAGCGGAATCCAGCAACTCTGAAACGGCTCTCATTAAGTCACGTCTCACATAGCTTTGCTCAATAACTCGTGCTTGATCAATTTTTTTAGACATATGCACTCACCTTATTTAAATTCTTTGGTTTCAACGGCAACCCATTACTTGATATACAGGCTTTCGCCCGGATAGATCAGGCTGTAGATTGACTTGCCATTGTTGGCTGCCAGTGTGTACATACTGATACCGTACTTGCTGGCAATACTCCAGAAGCTATCACCATAGCGGACTGTGTAATACGTGTGACTTGATACGGCCGCTGAGTAGCCACCAGATACTCGGATAACATCGCCTGGGTGAATTACACTGTTAATCGTCTTACCATTGTTAGAGGCCAAAGTATACATGCTCATGCCGTATTTGTAGGCGATCCACCACCAACTATCACCAGACTGAACCGTGTAGGTTGAGCCAGAGCTTACTGACGGCACGCTGGTCGTTGTCAGCAGCTCAACATTGCTACGATTGATCCAGCTCATGATGCCACCAAGCAATACGTTAGATCCAGATACTTGCTGCACGGTGTACGTCTTGCCCTGAACCCAGCTAGGCATTGCGACACTGTTCGCCCAACGGGTTGTGCCGAAGTTGACCTTAACACTATCGCCAGCTTTGATCTGGCCAAGCGTGGTGTTGTTGGCTTGCTGACCGGCGTTGGTTGCCGGTGTATTGGTTGATGGGCTGACGTAGGTCTTGCCGCTGTCAGTTGTCGTGCTACCGTTGTAGCCTGAATCAGTGATGCCGGTTAGATCAACGTTGCCATCAAGGCCGCCAGCGCGATAGGTGGAAGTGAACTGGAAGATACCTACATTGTCAAAACTTGGGAAGTAGCCATAGTTCGGAACAGTGGTTACATTGTAGTCTGGATATTCTGCAAGCCATAGCTGATAGCGACTGGCAATCTGTGACAAGTCAATATGACTCATCAAGAAGCTCTTATAGCCGTAAAGCATTGGTGTGTAGCCAGCATCACGGATATAGTCGAGTGCCCATAGCAAAGTCGCCGTGTTGGTCGACCCAGCTTCATAGTCAAGCGCAACAATCGACCCTTTTGGTGTTTGTACCTCTGCCAGAAAATGATCTAAAACTTGTTTAGCCAAATTCGCGTTGCCGATATTCTGCCACCAGATATAGGTGTGTGCTCGCTTGCCAGCGGCAATCAACGATGCAACCTGTGTCTTGTACGTGGTTTGCTCGTACGTGCCGTAGCCGCTATAGCCACCGATTTGAGAGATGCCGAACTTGTCAGTGGAATATCCAAAGACACCGTTATCTCCTTGGTACCGGCTCCAGTCGACACCTTGATCTCCCTTGGCTGCATTTACCTGCGATGGCAGGGCAAAAGAAATAGCCGCCAAGAAGGCGACTACCAAGGTGATTAGTTTATTTTTAAATTTCATGGTGCCCTCCTTATTGTTGTGGAGCAACAGATGATGGTGCCAGCTGAGCCTTAACTGCGTCTGCGGCTGCTTGAGCTGCGGCAGCTACCTTGTCTTGATTAGATGCTTCCTGATCAACTGTCTTTTGTGGATAGGTTTCTGCTAGGCTGTCTTTCAGGTCCGCAAAAGCTTTCTCAACTGCATTGGCAATTGTCTGCTCGTCTGTGCTGGTGAAACCAAGCGACTTTAAACCATCTTTCACAGCCTGAATGGCAGTCGATTTCTTAACCGCACCGTCAATCGCCTGTGTCACACCAAGCTGTTCTGCCGCTGTTACCGCAGCATTTGCCAATGGGCCTAATACCTTTACCAAGGTGAGTGCCTGTTTGTTAGCCAGCAATTGTTTTGAGATCCAAGCCTCAATGATTGGGATTGCTGCTACTGCGAGTGATACCAAAAGCTCTGTCAAATTATTCATCATCATTATCTCCTTTGATGCCTACATGGTCTTCTTTGATGCCTATATGATCTTCCAATCGAGTAATCCTAACCGAGTGACTGCCAAGCTCGTCATCGTGTGTCCTCAGGTGTTGTCCCAAGTCTGCCAGAGACTGTTCGTGCAGCTTGAGCTGACGATTAATCGTCCCTGAAAGCACTTGAATATCAGAACGCAATGGATCTAAGGCAATCTTTTTGAACAGCCAGCTGCCAGCACTTACGCCTACCCCTATGATTGATATGAACTCCGCCCAGTCACCAATCGTGTATCCAAAAAATGTCACTTTCTCACTTCCTTCCACAAAAATAGCCGCTAGCTTTTGCTGGCGACATAGTCATTGCCTGTAATTTGCTTGTATTGATCTGGGGTGATCATTACCGGTACATAAGGTGTTAGATCAATTCCCCAGCTGTAAAGTATTGCACACTGATCATAATCAGTCACTTGATTTCACCGCCTTCATATGCGCTACTTCAAGAGCAAGCGCGGCAATCATATGCTGTTCAGGTGACGGTCCGGGGAGTGGATGATCATTCGCCGGATCGTAACCTTCATCGGCAACGATTTTGCCGTCTACAAGAGATGCGTGACCCTCAAAAAACTGAGACACGTCATCTGCTTCTATGATTTGTTGACCGTCCTCTGTTGGGCCCACCTTGGCATCTTCCGCTTGATAGGCCCAGTTGGTCAGGCGGTTTTGCTCATCTAGCCAAATCTTAATCTTCATCTTAATTCACCACCGCATCATTGGTCGGATACGCATCATGAGTAATAAAGCTCAAGCTGCCAGCATACCCGCCTTGTCCACGCCATGGAATAATGTAAATTCCACCAGCTGAAACATATAATTCACAGGCTGCGCCCGTATACGACATGCTACCGAGCAACCTTGCTGCATCATCACTGTTAAATGGGCTATACCCCGGTCTAATGTCCGCAATCTTAACCCATCCATTGCCAGTCTTCATTTGGAAAGCAATCCCAATGGTGACATTTGGGCCTTTTCTTGAATATCCAATTTTCAGGCTTCTAACATCATTGGTTTCAAGCCCACTATCAATGTGCTGATAGAAAACCGAATCAGCCGCCGTAAACGTTGATGCAAGTGTGACGTCTTGCCCAGATGGATTATACAAAGATTTTAGTGTGAGCATGCCTTGGCGTGCATCAACGGAACTAACTTCCTTACCATTGTACATTGACTTACTAACCAAGCCCAACTGATCAACTTTAGATTGATACGTCTGCTTGCTATCACTATCCAGCGTTGCATTCGTGACCATGCTGCCACCACTAATTTTTGTCGTCCCACTGATCGTATTTGGAAAACCATCCGGTTGGATGTGGTTGAAAGATGAGATAAAGGTAGATCCGTTAAAAGTGACCCCATTAAAAGTCATGCCATTAAAGGTTTCGACATTTAATGCTTTGGCTGCAATTGGTTTTGAATCCCAACCACTTGTGGTATCAAATATGGCAAAAGCGGCAAGATTTCCGTCCTCGTCGGTTAACCAGTGCTGGTCCCCAGCCTTTGGTTTAGCAGGATAACTCGGGCCAACCGTCACAACTGGAACATTATCACTACCGTCTTTACCATTACGGCCATCTTGTCCTTTGAACAACGCCCACAAGTAGCGTGTCGGGTCGGTACTATCCGCTTGGGTCTGGTCAACATACTGGCCGAAATAAGACTTACCATTGCCATCTGTGGTTGAAAAGCCTTGTTTCCCATCAATGCTGTTAGCATAGGCTGTATGAAAGTAGCTAGTTTTGCCATCGGCTCCCTTAGGGCCCGGGATACCAACACCAGTATCACCTTTTGGTCCCTGCACTAGTTGCCAAGAGTAAAGTGCTGGATTGTTGCTATCAGCTTTTGTGAAGTCTGTATAACTACCGATGTATTTTCTAGAACCCGGAGTATCGAGCGAGAAATTGGTTCTACCATCACTACTGTCAGCATATGCAATATGAAAGTACGATGTCTTGCCATCGGCACCGGCTTTACCCGGCACCCCATCTTTACCATCCGCACCGTCCGCTCCCTTGATCAGTGACCAGCTATAGTCACTTGGATTCGTACTGTCGCCAGACGAAAAGTCGCTGTAGAAGCCAATATACTTGCGATTAGAATCAGTCGTTGAAAAGTCAGCATGGCCGTCTTGACTGTTTGCGTAAGCAAAGTGAGCATAAGAAGTACGACCATCAGCACCCTTGGCACCGGGCAAACCTTGATCACCCTTTGGCCCCACGTCACCGTCTTTGCCTTTGAAAAGTGCCCAATTGTAATCAGCCGGATTGTTGCTATCAGCTTGTGTGAAGTCGCTGTACGTGCCAATGTACTTTTTGCCATCACCACCGGATACCGTGAACCCGCTTCGACCGCTTACATCGTCTGCCCAAGCGGTGTGAAAATAGCTTGTACGGCCATCTGCACCCTTGGCACCGGGAACACCATCAGCGCCATCCTTTCCCTGAATAAGCGCCCAATGGCCAGCGTAATCCGCCGGATTGTCACTTGGGACTGATGTCTTATTTGACCAAACGATTGCCATATACTTCTTACCAGTTGGGAAGGCACTCATATTGGTGCCTTTATCGTCATCGGCATAACGAAGCCAAGGATAATATTGAACGGTTTTTGAGATATTCGACATCTGGTTGGCAAGCTCGCTGAGGCGTTCGTCAAAGCTAACGGTCTCGTGTGCAAACTCGCCCAAAGTCAACTGGACTGAATGGTTAGCACGGCTGCGCTGAATGCTTAACACTTTGGCAGACAAAAACAGTTGTTGATTTTCATCAGCAATGTGGATGGTTTGATTAAGTGGTACGTATGGTGAATTAACCAAATCAATATCATAGGTTTCATTCGGGTGGTTATACTTCTTCAAGTCTGCCAAAGCCGCTTGCAAAAGTGCCGCCTGCGATTTTGAATCAAACGTTTTAACCCTATTCCAGTCAGACTGTGTTGGGTTAGGGTTGCTGTTGCTTAGCAAACGTGAATATTTCTGCACAGCGATGGTGTCATGCAAAAATCCGTACTGATCAAGCACAAACTGTCCCGTTGGATCAGTCCAGTTGTAACCGATCAAGTTAATTGGATCCTGATTAGTTGATCCATCCGTGCTTTCTGGCACCGCTCCATAAGCCTTAATCGATGTTTCCATGTCATAGGTATCGCGGTGCGTGACGATGTTGTTGATGTCCTTATTCATTTCAAAAGAGATCAAACTATCGCCGGCCGTTTCATGCCGAATGTTAATGACACGCTTAACCAAGTTGGTTCCAACAAACTCAAAGCCAAAGCTAAGCACTGCGTCAAAGTCTTTTGCCACGGCAATAATGCGAGCCAACGATGATTCTTCACTAGTCCACTCGAGTGTTCTAACATTGTCAGGAAATTCGTTGATGCCAATCTCCCAGCCAGAATCATTTGTGAACCTTGTAATGTATTCAGCAATCGTATATGGTTTGTCGGCCTTGAAGGCGCCAACGGTTTCGTTAATTAAATCATTACCAGCATCGCTAGCAACAATTGAGTGAATATGGCCTAGTGAATCATGCTCAACCGATTCGATCACCATTTGGTGACCGTTGCCTTCTTCATCTTGATACATGATGAAGTTGGTTGCTTTAGCCATCTCATTGACTGCTTGTTCCTGATCATTCGTGAAGTGAATATCAAGAGAAAGCTCGACCGCAGGACGATTGTCAACACTTTGTGTTTCTATATCGTTGTCAATTCGCCATTCGCCTTTGCCATCAGTCGACCCAACACCCAAAATGTTTGATTTTCGATCTGAAAAATAATACTCCATTTATAGCCACGCCTCCCTTATCTCGAATTCACATGCAAATGGTTGCGCCCAGCTCGAAGGCGTGATAGCAATCTCAGTATCACCGGGCGGCAGTTTAAATTGCTCCCATTGATTACCGATCGTGTGCATGGTTGGGTCAAGAGACCCATTCAAGTACGTCTTGGCATTCGCCACATCAATCTTGAGAACATCACCATCGCTAAAGCGATTCTTGATATTCGTATACCAGCTAACATTTTGCCATTTGACGGTGGACGCAATCAGATACATGGTCGATTCGCCCCATGTCTTGTTACGCATGAACCACGTTGAGAATTGCTTGGTCTCAACATCGGCAGCGTCCGCAAAGGTAAACTGGCGGGTAATAGTCGTCTCTTGTCCTTGATTGCCAACCCATGGTGACACTCGGAAAACAACTGAATTACCAAATTTCTGTAATTCCAACTGAATGAACTTGTCGTTAGTGAAAATGCTACGATCAAGCTGTTCATTGACGACTAGTTGGCCTTTGTAGTAGCACATCCACCAAAGCTGATCGGACAATGCGCTATTATCCTTCAGTATCATCTGAAAGATTGGCTTGCCGTCACTTTCTAACGTTGTTTCGAGTGCACCTACCTTTGCTACACCAGTTTGAAAGCGCGTCATGACATCCCAAGTAAGATTGCTCTTGAAGTTACCGTTATGCGTCTGGACGAGATTGTGCTTGATTGAAGGACCGTTCCAATACTTGTGGGCACCAGTAATACTGGACCAATTAGGCTCAACCTTCCAGCCATCATAATCGTCATGAGTCCAAATCGCATTGCCAATCTGTTCATTAGGCATACTAGGATCACCACCCCAATAGGGATTGTTTGTGGCGGCTTGATTATCCATATGTGAGCCTTGAACAGCGGCTAAGTTAAGTGCTACTTCGCTTTCTTCGGTGGTGAAACCATCTATTTCTTGCGTGCCAAATTGGAGAATACCCGGGCGATCATTAACAATCCCAACCATGCCGTTATCAGCGTGCATAGTTGCCGTAATAACTGGCTCGACAGGATAAGTGCCACCATTGTGTACCGTGATGGTGTTGGTATAGTATTCAGGATCAGCTGGGTTAGGCGACCATGGAGAAACGGTGGGTTCTTGTTCTAGCTTAATATTATCAATACAAAGCCATCCCGGACTTGCCGATGTTTTAACAAAGCCAAAGCGCAAAGTGGTTACAGTTACATCTTTATCCGCTGTCCACGTTTTTGTAAAACGATGCCATGTTGTCTGATCGCCAGAAGTTTCCCGTGAGTCATGAGCCATTGACAATGCAAAAAGCGGACTTGTATCGGCTGTCAGCAAATAGTCAGACGCTTGTCCAACTGCCGACCCAGCGGTTGCGTAGTAGTAGCTATATGTCCATGTTTCACCTTTTTTAATGGAAACTGATTCAGGCAATTTAATTTGTACGTACTGATCTGAAAAGGTTGATGAATCACTACTGTAATTTCCGATTTGTAGCATATAATTACCGAACGGCGTTGGGAACGAAGGAACTTGTCCGCCAACTTGGAAAACTCTATCTGCGTGTTTACTGTCACCCCAAGCATAATTTGTTGGAGTATTTCCAGATTCAAAGCCAGAATCTGTCAGCATGTTCATTGGCACGTCCTTGTATGGCGTGTTGTTAAACGTCTTCGTGGCTACCGAGTGCGCAATGCCATCGGGAACCATGAATACCAAATCAACTTTAGCAATATAATCAAATGTTCCATCATATTCCTGTGTTCCTTCAAATATTGCATCAAAGTAGCGATCTGGATAATTCGATAGTTTCAGTTGCTTTGTCACGTTTCCGCTTAACAATGAAATAAGATGATCTCGCGTTTCAGCAACTGTTAAGTCTGAATTTTCAGAAAGTATTGTGCCTTCAATCGTAATTGGTGTTTTAGCATTGCGCGAATAAGTCAGCTGTTCCCCGTCAGATATGCCGACCTGGTCGTATTTGTTGTCCTTATATAAAAAAGGCATTGTAATATTTGACACGATAAAATAAGGAGACAAATCCACATCTCCGAATGTTACCGTCTCAACTTTCGCACACCAATTCAGGTAGGCAAGCCTTGATATAACTGGGAAGTATCGCAT